ACCCATTACATGCAATGGTACAGGGAGGGCCATCCTACCCAAGGTAACCGAGTTAGGCGTACTGGACCTGGCACCGTGTGTGAGGCTGATGGCTGTCAAGCTGAAGCAAGGACTCTTAACTTATGCGGCAAGCATTACCAACGCATGAACAAGTGGGGTAAAAAAGACCCCAAATTTGTTTGGCATGACAGTCGTTTCAAAGAACCTAGATACTGCAAAATGGACGGGTGCGATAAACGTGTAATTGCACGAGACATGTGCGCTCTTCATTACCAAAGATGGGCTAAACACGGCGACCCTACTGTCAATATCAATCCTAAAGCTCAAACTGTTGAAGAGTATTTGGAGCTTCGTCACCAAAAAACTGATGACTGTTGGACGTGGACGGGAAGTCTCGATCAAAAAGACGGATACGGAAAATGCAATGTTAAACAATGGCGCAAACAGCTAGAAGAGTTGGGGTTAAGCGCTGGAAGATCTACAAGGGCGCATCGGCTTGCTTACGTTGTTTGGGTTGGGCCAATTCCTAAAGGAACAGTTATCCATCACGAATGCCACACTCGTTCTTGCATTAACCCTGACCATTTGAAAGCGGTAACTCCTATAGAGAACACGGCTGAAATGATCGAACGAAAAACTTACCAAAGAGAAATTGCTGAACTTAAAGCTGAAATAAAACGATTGAAACGGAAAGCAGCATGACCGAACGATCAAACAGATACAGAAAACAAAAGTGTTGGGCGATCATGCCTGACGGCTCGCAATGCACAGGGACACGTAGGTCTAGTAAACCTTGGACAGGTCCAGGTTCACGCGACGGCAAAATTGCGTTGTGTAATGGGCATAACACTCACTTCGTTAAATATGGTGAGCCACGTACAAACATTCCGTTGAAGGCTCAAATGCCTATGACGTTTGAAGAACGTGTCGAACATTACATGAACCCTGTTCATGGGTACATCAAGATCACTCCTTACAAATGTTTCGAGTGGCAACGAACCAAGCTTCGTGCAGGCTACGGACTAGTTAATTCTAAAGTCGTAGCTGAGAGGTGCGGAACAAAGAACAACGTACAAACACATCGAATGATGTGGATCTATAAGAATGGACCCATCCCTGATGGGATGCAGGTCCATCACAACTGTTACAACACTTCTTGTTGTAACCCTGACCATCTAGTCCTTGCGACTGGAATGGAAAACAACAGTGATGCTGGCATGGTCAGGCATCTCAGGAAACGGTGTGCCATGCTGATGGTGGAATTACGTGACCTGAAAAAGCTAGTTAAAAAATTGGAGCGAGAACTTGCCAAAGAAAAAAAGAGAAATCAGCAAAGAAGAGAAGGAGGCGTGGCAGAAAAAGGCAATGCGGCGTAATAACCCTGTCATATTTGAAGATGATTGCTTCACTAAAGAAGAAATTGAAAGAACCCGTGGCTAAATACAGCAACCTGAGGCACCTTGAATGGGAGCCATCAGATTTCACTAAGCATGGGTACATAGCTACCTATGCCTTAGGGAAATGTCGGTGTAACTTATGTTGTGACCGTTGGCGACAATGGGATAAACCGTGGAAAACCCCACACCAAACAAAAGATTTTGTGTCCTAAACAGGAGGAATAATGGGATCAAGCAATTTAGAAGAAATGGATGAACGCCTACAACGGGTCGAAGGAATAGCTCAACAACTATTAAGAGTTTCAAATGAGCTACTTGAATCCAACTTGGAAATGTCCAACGCTCTGACAGCGTTGGCGGCACGCATCAACTTGCGTGAAGCGTTACCGCCCGCACCATCAGACGAATACCTGAACTTCCAGGAAATTGCACGCAGGGCGGGAGTTACCCCTGCTGCTGTAACGAACTGGCGGGTACGGCATGACGATTTCCCTCGTCCGATCAAGGAAATAGGTAAAACTAAATTGTTTTCTGCTCGGCAGGTAAATGCGTGGCTGGCATCAAGGGAGGCCAGACAGCCTAAGGCCGTAACGGAAATGCAACATTCGTAACGAAACTGCAATAAAAGACATGACATCGCGCGTGTATTTCGGTAAACGGCGCGATTAAACTTCTAGTACTCAGTATCAACCACCCCGCTTAGGCGGGTGGTTGGCACTCAGTACAGGAACATGACACGAACTGGGAGGTTCTGTATGCGTAACTCATTGTCTCACCCCGCTGTCATAGTTACAGCATGAAATATCCACTACACCGAGACAGCGAAGGACGATGGGTCCACGACTGGACACGACAATCGTCCATCAAAACAGCAGACATGTGCCTAGAAAGATTTCGCAACACCATCTTTGGACTTGTAAGCGAAGAAATAAAAGACGCAGCAACATTAGGCACGGCATGTCACGCAGTAGCAGAGGACGCACTCAACACCCGCAAAGCAGGCGGGGAAATGACAGAGCAAGACCACATCGACTCATTTGAAATGTACTGGGACGAAGCGCTACCCACCATCCAAGTATGGAACAGCTACTCACCAGAAAGCGCCTACGTAGAAGGACTACGCAAAGTCGAATCGTGGCGCACCGAAGTTCTCCCCCAACTAGCACCAGTCGAAGTCGAAGAATACTTTGATTTAACATTTCACGAAGATGACAATAGGGTTGTCAAGTTTTCTGGCACCATAGATTTAGTTGAAGAGGACAGGCTATGGGACTGGAAGTTCCCAAGCCGTGACTACAGCAGAGACAGATGGCAGTACGAACGGTGGGATGTTCAGTCAATGGCCTACTGCTGGGCAAAAGATATTCCTAATTTCTCTTATGCGATCATGCACCCCAAAGGTGTAGGTCGCATGGATATAGTTCGCGACAAAAGCCACACAGATTGGCTACGTCAAAAGGTCTTAGGGCTATGCCACATCGTTGAATCCGAGATGACTAAATATCCTCTCGGTGATGACGGTTGGTGGTGTTCTGAGAAATGGTGTCCAGCGTGGACACGGTGTAAAGGCGCAATCATAGGAGGCGCAAAGTAATGGCATTTAAGCCAATGGAACCGCACGAACGTGCGAGCATAGAAGCACAAGTTGTACTTAAAGGTGCTGTCGAACTGACAGCAGCACAAGTAACAGCAAATGCGACAGACCCCAACGAGGATATTCTCACAACACTGACCGATAATGCGTCAGCGTTAGCGAACATTCTTGGGGACACGAAAACACAACTAGGAGCAGCACCAGTAGCACCAGTGGTAGCTACCGAAACGGCGGCAGTAGCCAAAGTTGAAGCAGCATTTCAAGGCGCAACATCAACGCCAAGAAAAGCAGGTGGTTCGCTGTACCTAGATGACGAAGAGTACAACGACATACATAAAATATTCCTAAATGAAAAGAATGCAGGGATCGTGTATGCGTCGAAAGATTCAGCGTTTATGGACAATCAAGCAGTACGTAAACTGTTTCAAAACGGGATGCGCCAATTTCCTCAAGATTATTGGGCTGACTCAATGCGAGGTAAAGACATTCCGACAACAAAAGCAGGTAAATGCGGACTCGGAGATTTCAAACTAAAGAAGGGACTGTCAATCGGTGAAGATGGACAGTCATATGTAGGGCAAGGTGACGGTAATCACCCACTAGCAGGTAAGAGTGGTTACTTCGCAGCGCTACAGAAGAACACTTCTTGGTCATGGCCTGAACGTCCTGAACCAGTTGACCCACAGGGTTGGCTAGTTGGAATAAGTGCCTAAAGAAATCAGCATGGAGGAGGCGAGGGAACTCGTCACGGGGGTGGGAACTGCGTCCACCCCCGAACCTCCTGTCGCTGAACCAGAACAGGTCGAAGGGGTAAGCCCCGAAGATCTACGCAGACTCTTCACCCCTAAAGGGGAACAAGTACGACGGATGCGGCACGACCTACGTGCTGGCAACGAATGGAGCTTCGGAGTACGAGCCTTTGATGAGGCCACACTCGGAGGAGCAAGACCAGGACAACTGGTCACATTGATAGGTAGATCGCATACAGGTAAAACATTGCTTGCCATGAACATGGTGGCAAAGAACCGTAAACATCGCACCCTCTGGGTAAGCCCTGACGAAACAGAAACAATGTTTTGGGGTCGTTACTCATCTATTCGGTTGGAATATGACCAGCGTGAATGGATTAACCGTCTTATCCGTGAGGATGCGACGGCGTGGGAACGGGTGGAACAAATCATGCAAGATGAAACTAACTTGCATTTTGAATCCACTGGCATGAGTGTCGATGACCTAGACAAAGCGTTACGGATTGCATCCACCACTCTGTGGGGAGGC